TTGGGCAGTATGCACCCTTCCGCCGTTACATCACCGGCTTTGCCGATGGCGAAGGCAGCTGCACCGTCTACACCACAGACGATGACAGCAACCTGTCTAACCGCATGATCCAAGACGTGCTTCAGCGGCAGCAAGCTGGTGCATCGTTCAAGCTCTACATCGACCGCGTTCTTTCCGCTGGCTCCCCAAGCGCTGCACTAAGCCGCAGTGTTGAGTTTGATGCGGTGCTGACTTCTGCCAGCCTGACCGTCAACCCTGACGATGCGCAGACGGTAGAGATCTCCTTCCGTCCTGCCGGTACTCCTACCTTTGACTTCAGCAAGAGCTGATACATCAAAGCGGGAAACCGTTAGCCCTTGGGTTGCGCCAGGGGCTTTTTTATGCTTAAAGTGCCCTTGGTTCAACAGGCTTTTATGGCTACACAATCCGCCAGTCTTCGCGCGCTTGATCGCCTGAAAAAAGCAGCCAACTTGGTGCCAACCAAGAAAGCTGTCACTCTCAGCGATGGCTCTGAGTTTGAGTTTTACTCAACGCCGTTGACAATGGCGGAAAGGGAGAAGGCCCAAAAAAATTCGGACAAAGATGATGCGCAAGCATTTGCGTTGCAGTTGCTGATTCAAAAGGCGCAAGATGAAAACGGAAATCGCCTGTTTCGCGCAGGTGAAATTGCTGAACTTAAAAACGAAGTGCGCGATGAAGATTTGCAATCTATCATGCTGGCCGTACTGACTAACGATAGGAACGTTGACGAAGAAGAAGCAAAAAACTAGCGGCCTGCGTCAAACAAGATTATCCGCTGCGCATCATGATGCGTTTAGCGCGAGAACTTGGGTATACATTGTCAGAACTGACGGTGCGTTTGACGCGGGAAGAACTGCAGCTATGGACCGTGTTGTACGAAGTAGAAGCAAAGGAAATGGAGGACGCACGAAACAAAGCAAAGCGGCGGTAGACTTGAGTTATTGATAGGCTAGGCCGTGGCTGTTGTCGCAAATGTAGCGATCAACGTTAACGCCAAACAGGCGCTAACGCAGATCAATGCGGTAGACAACGCTAGCAAGAATTTAGATCAAGGCCTGCAAGGCGCCGCAACTGGCGCCAAGGGGCTGGGCACCGCACTTCAAGCTGCATTAGGCCCATTGCTGGCAGTCTCGACCGCCGTAGCCGCCGTGCAAAAGGGATTAGAAACGGCATTTGAACGCGGAGCCGCTGAACAGAGACTTCGAAACATCACTGATGGCGCAGGTGAGTTTAATGCTGCAATGGCGTTAGCATCTGATTCCGCTCAGAAGTTTGGGCTAACGCAAACAGAATCCACCAAGGCGCTGGCTGATGTGTATTCCAGGCTGAAAGGCGTTGGATTTGGCTTGCAAGAAACCGGCCAGATTTATCAAGGCTTCAATGCTATTGCCAGGCAATCAGGCCTTGCCGGCGAAGAAGCCGCTGGCGCGTTCTTCCAGCTCAGCCAGGCATTAGGCAAGGGCAAGCTGAACGGCGATGAGTTTGTAATTGTTGCCGAACGAATGCCACAGTTGCTTGATGCAATCGCCCAGACCACCGGCAAGAGCCGCGGCGAGCTGCAAGGCATGTCGCAAGACGGCAAGATCACAAGTCAAGTGCTATATGAAGCGCTATCTGGCGCTGCTAACGCTTCCGATGATTTGAACGGCAAGTTAACAGCCCAGCAGCAAACGTTTAATAATCTTCGGCAAGTTACAGATCAACTGCTCAACAGCATCGGCCAGGTATTTGCACCTGTCGTTGTTGCTGGTGCTCAAGGGCTGGCCGTGATTGGCCAGAAACTGGCAGACTGGTGGGGATACCTTGGAAGCGTAGTTTTCCCCAAATTATACGAAGCAGTGCAGCCCGTTATACGGTCATTGCAAGCAACATTTAAAGATATAAACTTTGATGCCATACGGGTTGCGGTGCAAAGCATCCTTATCAACCAAATGAATGCCGCCATCGGCATTATTAGCAACTTTTCAAAGATCTTGGCTGGAGTTATTGATGGCTTCAAGGCCTTGTCTCAAAACCCTGTTTTCCAATTTATTGCGGAACAGGTTGGCCGATTGGCCGGGCATTTAGGGCTCACAACGGACAAGGTTAGCCAGTTCAAAAAAGAGCAGCAGCAAGCAACTAAAGCGGCGGCCGAATCCGTGAAGCAATACTCCAGTCTCCCCAAACCAATTGAAGACAGCAAAGAAGCGGCCAAGAAATTAAAAGAAGAGCAGCAAGCGGTTACTGCCGCGATCCAAGAGTCCGGTAAACAGATAGAAGCTAATGCAAAAATGAATCAAGCAATTGCGGATCAGCATTCGTCGTTCAGGCAGGCTTACCTCAAGGCGGAAATGCAGATTAACGACGTATTGCTAGATCAGGCAAAAACTCAGCTAGATAATGCCAAGACGCAAGAACAGCGAATCAAGGCGGCACGAGATATTTATGATCTCACGGTAAAGCAAGCGCAGCTTGAATACGAAGCAACAAAAGCGCAAATAGCTGCTGAAATTGAGAAGGCTAATCTAGCGTTGATGGCCGCTGATCAAAAGGCAAAAGAAGTGCAGATAATTGTTCAGCTAGCTGCAGCGCAAGGAAAAGTAAATGACTCTCACTACAAGGCGCTTCAACTAGCGAACGAAGCCGTGGATCTTGCAGGCGTGCAATCTGCAACTGTAAAGCTTGTTGCTCAGCAGCAAGAGCGAGCAGCCCAAGCTGCATTGCAAGGCAAAATCAACGCAGCGGATTCCGCGTTCCAGGCAAACATCTTGGCAAAAAATACAAGCGGCGCAGCTTCTGCAGCGGCGCAGTTTGCTGGCCAGATGGAAAGGGGAGCTGCAGCCGCCACTGCAGCCGCCAGAGGCATTGGCGTGGTAAGGACACTTGAAGACATGCAATCTTCAATCGGTACGCTTTCAGGATCAACAACAGCAACAGCTTCTTATACGGCAGAAGAAGCAAAGGCGCTAGGCATTGGGCCATATGCTAACGCCAACAGAGGCGGCGAATCTGAATACGTTATTCCGCAATCTAGACCAGGTGGCTTTGCAGCGAGCTATCTACCAGGTACTGGTAGCGCGGCAGCGTTGCCCAGCGGTAACGACGGAAGCGGCGCAGCACCTGCAATCAACATTCAAACAGGCCCCGTGATGCAACAAGGCGGCACCAATTACGTCACTGTCAAGGACTTTGAGCAAGGGCTTCAATCCGTCGCTGCTTCGCTGTTGGGCAACAACCGCTCTACAGGCGGTAGGCGTTACGCAGGAGTTCGATGATTACTAATCGCGGCCAATCGCAGTACTTGCGCATTTTTGATGAGGCAAGCACCTACTATCGATGGCAGTCGTACTACGTCAATCAAACCGTTACATGGCAGTCAGCTAGCTGGTCTTATCAGCCGTTTGTAGTAAACGGCCTTGTGGCGGGCAGTTCAGGCAGCGGTGCTGGCATCACGGTCACTATTCCTGCAACCACGCTTGCTGTTGATGTATTCAGCCAAGCATTGACCGCAAACCGTCTATGTGAAGTGCGGGCTTATGAGTTTGACGCTCTGTTAACTCAATCGATGCCGCAATCCAGCCAGGCACTAATTGCCTCGTTTGTTGGTGAAATCATTGGCATCGGCGGCAGCTTTACAGAGCTGACTATTGAACTTGGGTCCAGCTTGGCACCAGTCGGCGCTCAGGCTCCTCCTCGAAACTTTACCTCTATATTGATTGGAGCGCCGCTGCGGCTATGAGCATCCAAATCAGCGATCCGCTGCAGCTGCTGCCATATCAAATTGGACTACTGGCGCCGCCGCTTGAGGATGGCGCAGCACAAGGTCAAAACCTGCTGACCACAGCGCAACGATCCATTGTGCTGGGTGAGCCAGTGCCGATCGTTTTTTGCCGTCGAGTTAGCGGCAATGGCGGTGTGTTTGTAAGCCCCGGCGCGACCGAAGGGCGCTACGCGAACGATCCGACAACCAATGCCCTAACCGTCAATCTGCAACTTGTGCTCAGTGAAGGCGAGCTGCCGCAGCTGCAAGAACGCGATTTATATCAACGCAACTGCCGCGTCGGTACATGGGCGCAAACCTACAATCGCCGCGCTGGCACTTGGACACCGGGAAACTTTATCGTTGCGGTGGCTGGCAAGGATCCATGGGCTTGTCCGCAGTATTGCGGAACCAGCGGCAACTACGCCAATCTGACCACGCTTAGCTATACCAACACGCACCAAGACCGCGATGGTACTTGGGATAAGCAGGTTCATGCTTTTGTGCGTCAAGGGATTAAAGTAACGCGCATCCTTGATAGCACGCTAGGGCCAAGCAATAATATCGTCGATTTAGCTCTTTATCTGATCAAACAAAGCAGTAGACTGCCAAATTCCATGCTGGACACAGCGGCATTCACAACTGCTGCCAACTTTACCAATGTAAACAGCTTTTTTTACAACGGTGAGTTCAAGGAATCTACCAACTTAGAGGATTGGCTGCAGGAAATCAGCAGCAAGTTTCTGCTGCGCGTCAGCGACAATCTCGGCAAAAAAGGAATGCGGCCATTGCTGCCGATCAATAACGACTACACGATCAAAACAACAGCAATTGCGCCGAGCTTTACGTTTACCGAAGATCATGTGTTGCCTGATGGATTCCAGATTGAATACATTCCGCTCAGCGAGCGCAAGCCCATCTGCGCGTTGATCTTGTGGCGTCAACAGCCTGATAGCGATGTGGGCATTGTTCGCACTGCTGAAGTGCGTTTTGCAGGAGAAGCCGTAGCTGGTCCGTATGAACAGTACGATTTAAGCCAGTTCTGCACTACCGAAAACCATGCAATCAAAGTCGGCACCTATTACGTGGCGCGCCGCAAATACATCACACATACGCTGCGACTAAAAGCCAGGCCTGATACATATAACAGCACATTGGTACTCGGCGATATTGTGCGCGTACGGCTGCAACGTGAAACAGTAACAGGCTCTATTGCGGCTCATGATTTTTACTATGAGGTTGAGCGCATCAACAAATCCATTAGCGGCATTGTTGAGTTGGACCTCATGCACTGTCCAGTGGACAGTCAAAACCGCAGCCTTGTTGCACTAGCCGTTGCTGCCGCAACAGGAGCTGGGTATACGCTGCCCACCGGCCGCAATGACTTTAGCTGCAACATCAATAACGACACTGATCCAGTGCCCGATGAAGGCGGAAACCTGCCTGACCTGCCCGACCCAGGCGACCCGGATGATCCAGGATCAGGGCCAGATGGCGGCGGAGATTTTGGTTACAACATCCCGCCTGGCACAGAGACGAGTCCATCAGGAACGGATCAAAATCCAGAATACCCGGAGAGCTACGGTGAAATCAATGGTGCCAGTGGCCCAACAGGGCAGCCAGTTGTTGACGATACCTTGTCCGCTGATGGCACCTGCCCTGGCGCATTCATTGAATGGTATCGTTGCCCCAAAAATACCACTGCCACCACCAGCTCCACTCCGCTGTCATGCGAAAAAATACAAGAAGGATCAGAACTGTTTAATTACACCATCACTAATGCAGACGTTGATTTTGAAATTGTCGGCATTGGTCGCTGCCCAGATCCCAGCACACCAAGCGGTTATGGCGATAGTTTTGTGATTGGTCAGACTGATTCTGTTGAGCCAAATCTGAGCAGTTATAACTCTGTCAGGTGGACAGGAACTGTTGTTCAACCGTCAAGTACATTTACGCTTACTTCTTTATGGGTGCCTATTGCTTCTGGCGATTTTGTGACAATTGGCGGGTTGATTGAGCAATCAACAAGCGCTAGATATGCCGATAATGGTGTACTACGAGGGCCTGCAGTTGGACCAGTTCCATGGCGTGCATCCGTGTCATGGGAGCAATATGCCTACGGATTTAGCCCTCAAAGTCAAATTGGCGGATTGGGCAAAAATGGCAATTCCGGATTGGGCGATCCGTACAACGGCCCATTTGGAGCTGCGGATGACAATGTTTCCCCGAATCCATTCCTATCAGGATCTATTTCGGGCGAGTGGGAATTAAGCTCGGACAATGGCAGCAGTACAGCGCTTTCTTGGCAAGGACGTGATTCATAATGGCTACCTTTCCCTCGCTATCACCACAAACCCGCACCTACATCCCAGGCGCAAATCCTGTCACACCGATCGGCGTGCTGACTGGCGACGAGTTTGCGGTGCGTCACACTAATGCATCAGTGGGGCATGTGCTGCGCTTAGGCTTTCGCGGCTTGACACCAGCGCAACACGCATTGATTATTGGTCACTACAACATCCACGGAAGATTTCAGCCGTTTGATATTCCGGCTTTGCTGCTAACAAATTCAAACCTTACATTCCCTGCAAATTACCAATGGATCTATGCCAGCAGCCCTCAGACTGTTTATTCGCCAGGAGTGGTTGACGTTACCGTAGAACTTCAACTGCTGCCGCCCTATACGATATAGCCATGGCAGATTTTCCCCGCATTGCGCCAAACGAGATCAGCTTTGATGCTGGTGTGTCAAACATCAGCGAGGTATCTACGTTTGCGGGTCCAATACGGTTCCGCCATTCCAACCGCATCAATGGCCACACGTTACAGCTGACATACCGTGGGCTGTCGCAAGCGCAAATCGAGGCGATCCGCAATCACTACGTTGCATCCGATGGTGTGCTGCGTCGCTTTGGCGTGCCGTCCGACCTATGGGGCGGCCTCGCTGTTGTACCAGAAACGGCTGAATACAGATATCTGAGTCCGCCGCAGGAAGAGCATCTTGGGCTGTACTACAACATCACAGTCAACCTTAAGGTGCTAGATGGCTCAGTTGTCTATTTTATTTTGGATTGCGATGATGCAATGTTGCCCAGTGCATTTGCATTCTCAGCGCTTCCGTTTATTGGCACAGCACCGTTCATATTAGACTGCGAGGACGCGGACCCTGCTCCTGCACTGATACTTGAAGGCGGAGGCGCCAAGTTGTGACAACCCCGACTACCGTCAAGGTTCAACTCAAGCTGCGGCAAGACACATCCAGCGGATGGAGTGCCGTCAACCCAATCCTTTTGGCGGGAGAACTAGGGCGAGAATCCAATACCGGCAAGATCAAGATCGGCGATGGCAGCACAGCTTGGAACAGCCTTGCCTACCAACCGTTTGGCGCGTTAATCACCAACGCTGACATCAGCGCCACGGCTGAAATCGCCGTCAGCAAACTGGCGGATGGCGCAGCGCGGCAACTGCTGCAGACCGACACTGCCGGTACCGGCGTCGAGTGGACCAGCAATGTAGACGTGCCTGGCACGCTGGACGTAACAGGGGCAGCCACATTCGATGCAGCGGTCACGATCGATGGCAACAGCACCGCCGCCAGCTTTATCCCAACCGGCAGCACGGTGCCTACAAATGGGGTGTATCTCAGCGCAGCCAATAATGTCAGCATTGCAACGAACAGCACTGAGCGCCTGCGGATTGATGCGGCCGGCCAGATCGAGGCAGTCTCGCTTGGTAGTGCTGCAGCACCGACGTTTAGCTGGACGGGCGACCCCAATACCGGCATCTACTCCCCCGGCGCAGACCAAGTAGCCATCTCGACTAATGGCACTGGGCGGTTATTTGTTGATAGTAACGGCAAGGTAGGCATCGGTACAGCAACTGCCGCAGATGACGCAGTTCTCACCGTTACAAAAGGAACGAACATTGCTTATCCCGGTCAGAATAACGCTCAATTGCATATCAACAACTCAACCGGGGCGGCGGGTGTATTGATTGCTAGCTCTACTCTTAGTAATATCTTCTTTGCCGATGCTGCGGCAAATAATATTGGGCGCATTTATTACGATCACAGCTCTGATTTTCTTGCGGTACATACAAATTCTTCTGAGCGAATGCGCCTGGACTCCAGTGGCCGACTGGGTCTGGGGTCTTCTGCGCCTAGTGAAAGATTTGATTTACAGCTTGCTAATGGAGCTGGAAACCTTGGCATCCGCCTCGTTCACATTGGACAAGTTGAGTACAAGATTGGCATCAATGACTCTGACGACAAACTCTATATCACCAACAACAACGGTGATGCTGCGATTGGATCAACAACAAAGGGTCTTGTTATTACGCCGACAGGGCTTGTAGGGATTGGCACTACTTCGGTTCCCGCGCCTTTCTCAGTTTCAAGAAGTGGCAATGAAGGCTTAGAAGTTACGCCTCTTACTGGAAACCAAGTAGAGATCCAAGGATACAACCGTGCAACTTCGAATTATGTTGCTGCTCTTAATAAGTTTTCCCAACACATTTGGAATCTAAACGCAACTAGCGAAGCTGCCCGTATCGACAGCTCCGGCAGGTTGTTAGTTGGCACGTCTAGTGGTGTTAGCGCAGCTTTTGTCAACAGCTCAATTCAAGCTCATGGTATTACCGGTGATGCTTCTTCGGTAACTCTTTACCGCTTCACAACATCTGCAACTGCCGCTGCAACCCCACGACTTGTAATGGCAAGAAGTGGATCAGACTCCAAAGACTTTACGGTCGTCGCTAATGGCAACCGCCTGGGCCAGTTTAATTTTGTTGGCGCAGACGGAACGCAATTTATTAGTGCTGCGTCTATTGACTGCGAGGTAGACGGCACCCCCGGCACCAACGACATGCCGGGCAGGCTCGTGCTGTCGGTCACCTTAGATGGCGCTTCCTCGCCCACCGAAGCCCTCCGCATCACCAACGACCGGGTCGTTGCCTACAACCAGCCGGCTCCTGCTGCCGTCAACGCCACTGCAACATTAACTGTTGCCAACCTCAAAACCGGCATTATCACTAGCACGTCGGCCGCAGCAACCGACATGACGCTGCCCACTGGCACCGACACCCAAGCGGGGTTCAGTGGCACCTACGACAACTTCACTTTTGAGTGGAGCGTCATCAACACAGGTCCCAGCTTGGTGCGTGTGTTGGCAGGCACCGCTCACACCATCGTCGGCTCCGGCTCAGTTGCCACAGGTACGTCCGGTCGCTTCGCCTCACGGCGCACGGCGGCAAACACGTTTGTGACCTATCGCTTGAGTTAGTAGTCCTACTCACTACTGCCGATCAAGCGTATAGTGGTGGGGCAGCGAGTTTGCACCTCCTGCCCCTGGCCACAGTTCCCTAGAAACCATGACCCAAGAAGAATACCCATTCAGCGTCGCGGCGGTAAACCCATACACGGGTAGCAGCATTGTCCTCCGTGGATCAACGGAAGAAGTGATCCGTGTTGACCAAGAAGGCTTCCACTACAACGGTCAGTTCATTGCTGATGCCGGTGAAGCGCATCGCTTGCTGGTCGAGTTTCTGAATAAGCACACCGCCTAGTCATTACCACTAATCACCCATGACACAACAACATTCCATCACTCCACCGCCGGAGCTGGTAGAGCAGTGGTGTGAACAGCTTTTTGGCTGCCCAGATAAACCAGAAATCGCTGCGTATGAACTAGTACGGCTTGGTGCCCAATGGGGCGCTGATCAGGAGTTAAAGGCGTGCGTGGACTGGATCAGTAAACAGGACTGGACGTGGACAAGCGCTCAACTCCGCGCCGCACGCCGTCCCCAGCCACCGAGCTTGAAGGAAAAACTGACAGAGGCGCTTTACAACGAAGACATTGGCACAGCTCTCAGACTGGTGAGGCAGCTCGATGACTGAATTAGAAATTGGTCTGCTCGTTGCTGGCGCGTTTCTTGGTGGAGTTTTTATTGGGAGCTTAAGATGACTGAACACAACCTCCCCGATAAAGACGATGCTCCTTGGCTCGACTGCATGGATGGGTTTCAGACTGAAGACTGGGTAACACGCGCAGCTCAAGAATCCCGCGCTTCGCTCTCAGCTTCTTGCTATTGCTGCCGAGCTTGAAGCCCAGTAGTCACCTTCTCTAGTCAACTTCTAATTTGATTCAAGTTTGAAGTTGGCCAGTCCACGTCGCTAGGCGGGCAACCGGCCTACTCAACTGGTTGCACTCCTACTAACCTGCTACTGAACACGGTTTTACCATGGCCGCCACCTTTACGTGGAGTATTAACACCCTTGAGCGCGAAACCGACGACGGCTTTGTTTTTACCGCTCACTACACCGTCAACGCTGAAGACAGCACCTACTCGGCTGGTGCATATGGCAGCATCGGCTTTGAACGTCCCGAAAACCTCATCCCGTACAACCAACTCGACGAGCCAACTGTGATCGGCTGGGTCAAGGAAGCCCTGGGCGGTGACGAGAAAGTTGCCGAGATTGAAGCTGCACTGCAAGCTCAGATTGACGAGCAACGCAGCCCTAGTAAGCAGGCAGGCGTGCCCTGGTAAAAGGGTGGCAGGTGGCCGGTCCTCACGCGGTGCCGGCCTCGCCGCAGCCTGCCACTGCGGATCGCCTAAACGCCTCAAAAGGGTTTAGGTGTCAAGCTTAGCAGGTAGCTAAGCTAATGGCATGATCGAGCTGATCGCTGCTATCGCCGGGGCGTCGATCTCCGTTGCTGCAATGGGCGCGATGGGCTTTAGCCGCCGCAATGATGAAGCGCGGGATGCGGTCATTCGGTTGACCAGCGCAGTAGAGCACATAGCCACCCAACTTGAAGTGCTCGGCAGCGACATCAAAGAAGACCGCAAGGAAACCTTTACGCGGCTGAATACGGTTGAGCAAAGGGTATCTAAGCTAGAGGGACGGCCGCATGCTTAGCCATGGATCGCATTGCTGATTACGTTGCTTTAGCAGTCGCCATTCATGGCGTCGCGTTGATCGTGGTCAACTTGACGCCAACACCAAAAGACAACAAAGCACTAAGAAAAACCGCCAAACTTGCGGTCAAGCTTTATAGGGCTATTGAAGTGCTTGCTGGTGTTGTCACTCCATTGGTTAAGCGATGATCAAGCTATCCGACCTGTTTAAATACTACAAACACGGCACGCCGCATCAAATGGCAGCCGTGTCTGAATTAGAAGCTGAGCTATTAAAGGTTGCGCCTGAAGTCTTCAATAGGGATCAGCATTGGTACAAGACCTGGCAAGCTGGCGGCAAGTTGCATAATTATGAGCCAGCCATAAAGCTCATTAAAGAGTTCGAGGGCGTGCACCTCAGTGCATACCCGGACCCATTGCACGGATGGGATGTGGCAACGATTGGCTATGGAGCCACGCGCTACCCAGATGGTCGCAAGGTGCAACGCAGTGACAAGATCACCGTGATTGATGCCGATCAGTTACTAGCGCTTGAGGTGGAGCGCATTGCCACAAAACTGCGCAACCGCGTGCCGTTTTGGAATGAGATGACGGGCAATAAGCAATGCGCGTTGATCTCCTTTGCCTACAACCTCGGCGCCGGCTTCTACGGCAGCACTGGCTTTGAAACAATCAGCAAATGCCTTGTCGGCAAGGACTGGCAGGCAGTGCCAGCAGCAATGGAGCTATACCGCAACCCAGGCAGCGCCGTAGAGGCAGGTTTGCTGCGTCGTCGCCGCGCAGAAGGCAGGCTATGGGCTGGTGAGCAGCAGCAGGATCCAGCCAAGCTGTCGCCCAATAGTGCATTTACAGCTCGCATCACACCGCACGTGCAGCTTGGTGAGTTTGCGCTATTTCAAGAAGCACGGCGCTTTGACCATCAATATCAGCTCGACACGGCAGCAGAGTTAGCGGCATTCCTTGAGCGTGCACGTGTCAAGTTTGGCGGCAAGCCTGTGGTCATCACCAGCGGCTACCGCCCGCGTGCCATCAATGCAGCGGTAGGTGGCTCCAGTGGCAGCGAGCACCTATACGACGCACCCGACGTTGGTGCAGTTGATTTCTATATCCGCGAGGTCAACATCAACCACGTGCAAGAGTGGTGCGATCAGAACTGGCCGTATTCGCTCGGCTACGGCGCACCTAAAGGATTTGTGCATTTAGGAATGCGTCGCGGCAAGCCAAAGGTACGATGGGATTATTGAGCCCACTGCGTGGATCACTGCATTGATGGCGCAAACCTCATCCCAAAACGCAGTGCAAAACATAGATTCAGACAGCAAATCTTTGAGGCATGGCAGCATCAATGTGCCTACTGCGGAGATGCAGCTGACACATTAGATCACGTCAAGCCGCGCCACAAAGGTGGCGCTACTGTGACGAGTAACCTTGTGCCAGCTTGCAGGCCATGTAATCGAAAGAAGGGCAGCGAAGAATGGCAGCAATGGTTCAATCAGCAGGATTCCTATCTGCTAGATCGTGAGCTTGCTGTGCTGCACTGGATTCAAGCATCTGATGATAGAACACCCTAGCCTGCCATTCTTGCTGGTGATCTTTACACATTCCCGCTAGGCAGACTCTCCAGATGTTCCCGACTTTCCGTATTGTTGGCGCCAAGTGGGGTGCCTGCCAGCGGGTTGCCTATCAGCATACGA